GATCTGGCAGCAGGACAGCTCCCTCGAGGAGTTCATCGGCAGCGTTCTCGACCATATCGACGCGACGCTCTTCATCGACCGGCGCACGGGGCTCTGGGAATTGCGGCTCATCCGGGCCGACTACACGGCCGCAACGCTGCCACTCTTCGACGAGACGAATGTCGTGGACTGGGGACGCATGGGGCGGCGCGTGCCGTCGGATCTGGTGAACAGCGTGACCGTGCGCTTCACAGATGCCTGGACGGACGACACGGGGGCGGTCTCTGTCACCGACACTGCCCGGGTGCAGTCCATGGGCGAGGTGATCGCCACCACGCTCGACTATCCGGGCATCCGCTACCAGGGGCTGGCGATCCGGGTGGCCGAGCGCGACCTGCGGGCGCTCTCGGTGCCGCTGCTCACGGGCGAGATCATGGTGAACCGCGAAGGCGCGGATCTCGGGCCCGGCGACGTGATCCGGCTGCGGTCGCCCCGCCTCGGGCTCGACGATGTCGTCATGCGCATCTCCGAGATCGGTCAGGGCGACGGCCGCGACAACGGCATCCGATTGAAGCTCGCCGAGGACGTCTTTGCGTTGGGCGCCACCGCCATCGTGGGCGGGCGCATGCCGACAGGGACCGGGGTCGCCGCGCCGCCGCGCGCACTCACCCGGCGCATGGTCGAGGAAGCCCCGTACTGGCTGCTCGTCCGCGAACTCGGGCACAGCGAGGCCGACCGCATCCTGTCGGACGATCCCGATGCGGGCGCGCTGGTTGCCACGGGCGAGCGCCCCAGCGCCGATGCGCTGGCGGCGGAACTCTGGATCGACTCCGGCACCGGCCCTGCGCAGGAGGGCGTCGTGGTTTTCGCACCCACGGCGCTGCTCGCTGCTGACGTGACCGATAGCCCGGAGGCGCGCGTCCTCCCGGTCACCGGCTGGCGCGACATCGGTGAGGTCGGCATCGGCACGCTGGCGAGCCTCGGTGGCGAACTGGTGCGCGTCGACGGGATTACCTCAACGGCCATCACCGTGGGCCGGGGATGCCTCGATTCCGTGCCGCGTGCGCACGCCTCAGATACGCCGGTGATCTTCTTTGACGAAGGCGCGCGGATCACCGAGGATTCTTGGGCGGCAGGCGAGACCCTTGCGATCCGGCTGCTGCCCGAGACCGGGCGCGGCACGCTTGCTTTCGCGCTGGCGCCCGAGGACAGCGTGACGCTCGACCGGCGCGCCATCCGGCCCCTGCCGCCCGGTCGGGTGCAGGCCAATGGCAGCTATGCTCCCGATGTCGATGCGCTGATCGCCGATGATCTGGTGCTGACCTGGACCCATCGCGACCGGCTGACCCAGACAAGCCCGGTGATCGTCGATCACACCGCAGCCTCGATCGGGCCGGAGCCGGGAGTCGGCTATGCCATCGAGGTGCGATGGATCGACCCCGACACGGGCGCACCGCTCATGCCGCCCGGCATCGTGATTGACGCTGGCATGGGGACAAGCTGGACATTGGCGCCGGAGGACATCCCCGAGACCGGCGCCCCCGAGCGCACGGCCGAGATCGACCTCGCCGTGCGGTCGCGTCGTCTGGTCGGCGGCAGTTGGCTCACCGACTTTGATGCCCGCCGGTTCCGGCTGACCGCGCCCTTTGCTGCTGGCTGGGATCGCGGCTGGGGCTTTCTCTGGGGCACCTGAGCTCCGCCATCACCATCCTCACGACAAGCGAGACCAAGCATGCCCGAACGGATCATGCCGGGACTGGGGCTGCGCGCCTTCTATGACCCCGGCCAGCGCAACTGGGGCACCAGCCTCAGTGAAGACCTGCGCCGCCTCTCTGCCCTCGTGCAGGCGCGCGCCACGTCGCGGACCGCAGCACTTCCTGGGACCGGCACCGCGGGCCAGATCGCCATCGTGCCCGCCGCAGCAGGCGCCAATGCCAACGCGCTTGCCCTCTGGGACCAGTCGCCCGCCGGGGCGGCTGCATGGGTCTACCTGACCCCCGAAGATGGCTGGAAGGTCTGGATCGCGGATGAAGCGCGGCATGTCCGTTTCACGGGTGGGGCATGGGTCGAGGTGCCACGGCCCGGCGTCGTTCGGATCCGGACGCTGACGGCGACCAGCCACACGCTGGAAGCCGTCGATCTGGGCAGCATCCTCGAGACCACCGGCTCCTCGGCCGTCACGGTGACGATCCCGGTCGAGGCGACCGTACCCTTCGAAATCGGCACGCTCATCAACGTGACGCAGGTCGGCGCCGGGATCGCAACCGTCGCGGCGGCTCCGGGCGTGTCGCTCAATGGCGTTACCGGCGGCTCTGTCGCCCTCGATGGCCAATGGTCGGGCGCGGCACTCGTCAAGCGTGGGGCAGATGCCTGGGTCATCCAGGGCGCGCTGGCGGGGGCTGTCGCATGAGCCTTCTGATGATGCGCGCCGCCATTCTGGCGCAAGGTGGCGATACGGCCCCGCCGGTGGACATCGGCTCTGTCTGGCAACTCGACGCGACGCGGCGCCCTCCGGGCTACACGCTGTCTGATGGCAACCAGACCGCCGTGAACACCTCGGGCGGGACCAATTACATGCGCTGGGTGCCCAGTGCCAAGGCCATCCTGCCCTCGGACGGGCGGCGCTATTGGGAAGTGCTCTGCGCAGCCAGCGGAGCCACCAATTTCGACGGCTACGTGGGCGTCGTCTCGGCGGCGCAGCGTGAAGAGTTCAATACCGGCAACAACCCGATCACGCTGGGCTCCATCGGCTATCGCGGCAACGGCACCCTCTGGTCGTCGAACAACACTGTGGCCGAGCAGCGCCTGACTGGCCTGCCCACCTTCGGCGCGGGCGACGTGCTGATGTTCGTCCTGGACCCGGCCACAGCGCGCCTCTGGATCGGCAGAAACGGCGTCTGGCGCGACGATCCGGTGAGTGGGGCCGCAACCTGGACGGCGGCACAGAGCACGGCCTTCTATCCACAGGTCCAGGGGCGCAATTCTGGTGACGGCGGCACGCTGCGCTCGCAGCCCTCGCAGTTCAGCTACCCGGTGCCGCCCGGGGTGCTGCCGCTCGGCTACGAGCACCCCGACCTGCGCGTCTTCGAGGCGCATGCCTTCATCGAGCTTGCCTGGGACAAGGACCTCAGCGTCGGCGAGCTGGAGGCCTGGTTTGATCTCGGCGGCGGCACGCGTCTGACCTCGGGCGGCGTCTCGATCTTCCTCGATCACGGCGGGGGCACGTCCCTCACCGCCGCCCAATCCGCCCTCTACATCGAAGTGGAACTGCCATGAGTTACATCCTGCATCTGGGCCATCAGCCCACCGACATCGCCGGCATCTCGGGGCTTCTGAACACCACCGCCGGAGGGTTCGACCCGACGCTCGACGTGAACGCGATCCGGCACGTCGGCTTCAACACCTATTCCGCGCCTTTCTCCTTCTCGGTTCCGGAACCCGTGGGCGATCTCTGGCTGGGGTTCCGCTATGTGCCGCCCAATGCGGACGCCAACAGCATCAACCGCGCCGAGGCGAGCTTTCTGGAATTCTACAGCGCCACCAACGTGCTGCTGGCTCAGATCAAGCCGATCACGACGACCAACCGCTATCACGCCATCGCGGCTGGCGACACCAGCGTGCAGGGCAGCTCCTCCTACACCGCCCCCAACGGTCAGCCGCAATGGATCGACGTGCGGGTGGCGGTCGGTGCCGAGATCACCATCGAGTTCTATGTCGAGGGCGTGCTGCAATCAACGGCCACCGCCGCGAACGCGAATGGAAAGGGCAAGCCGCGCCATGTGGTCTTTGCCAACACCGCGCTCCATGGGATTTCCACGAACCGCACCTGGTACTACGCCCATATCGCGGCCCTCGACGGGGTCTCGACCATCGGGCGGCGTTTCGTGCGCCGCAGCCCCAATGCCATCGCCAGCTTCAACCAGATGGTGGGCAGCATCGATGCGCTGCGCGATGGCGACATCGCCACCCGCGTCGCCAGCACGGCAGCGGGGCAGCGCATGTCCTTCTCTCTGACTGGCCCGACCGGGCCCGCCTCGGTCTCGGCCATCGCGGGCGTGCATCTCAAGCAGATCGCGCAGGCGGGCACGGTTGGTCCCGACGCCACGGCGGGCTTCCTGCGCATGGGCGGGGTCAACCACGATGCCGCCCCCGAGACCGTGCCGGACCTCGCACCCAAGCCCGTCTATTCAAGCTGGGCGGTGAACCCGGTCGATGCGAGCCCTTGGGACGCGATGACCTTGCCCAACGAGGTCGGGATCCTGTCCGCATGAGCCCGCGCCGTTCAGGTGAGGGCCATGTCCGCATGCCCGATGCCGAGTTCGAGGAACTGCTGGCACGCGCGGCGGAAGAAGGTGCCAAGCGCGCGCTCGCGGATGCCGGGCTCGACGGCGAGGAGGCCGCGATGGACGTCCGCGACCTGCGCGCGCTGCTCGACTGCATCCGCTTCGTGCGCCGCACAGCCGTACAGACCACGGTCCATCTCGTCACCACCGGCATCATCCTCGCGCTGCTCGCGGGCATCGCGCTGAAGCTCAAGATCTTCGGTCCGGGCGGCTGAGCGCCAACCGGGTCGTCCCGCGACATAACCCCATCCCCGGAAACCACGCCAACCCGCAGTCGCGTCACTGCGGGCGGGTCTTGTCGTCCCTTCCCAAAGGAATTCACCCATGTCCGATCCCATTCGCACCTTCCGCCATTTCCGCGATGTTCCGCAGAACCTCTGGCGCTGGCCGAACTTCTCGCCCGCCGAAATCGCCTGTCGTGGCACGGGGCAGATCAAGCTGCACCCGGAAGCGCTCGACAAGCTGCAGGCGCTACGCGACCGGCTCGGCAAGCCGCTGATCGTGCGGTCTGCCTATCGCAGCCCCGAACACAATCGTGCGGTCGGCGGCGCGACCCGGTCGAAGCACCTCGACGGCGCCGCCTTCGACATCGCCATGGCGAACCACGACCCGGTGGCCTTTGAGGCTGCGGCGCGCGAGGTCGGGTTCCTCGGCTTCGGCTTCTACCCGCGCTCGGGGTTCATCCATGTCGACCTCGGCCCCGCACGGCAGTGGGGCGAGCGGTTTCCGGTTCGAGCGACTGCCTTCGCCGAAGAAGCTCCGCCTGCACGCGAAGTGCTGGCCGACAGCCGTACCATGAAGGGTGGCGGGGCGGCCGGAGTGGCGACGCTGGGCGCGGCGGGCGTAGAGGTGGCGCAGAGCGTCCTCGCCGAGACTCAGACCGCGATCCTGCCGCTCGTGCCGTATCTCGACACGTTGCGCTGGGTGTTCATCGCCGTCGCTCTTGGCGGCATCGCGGTGACGATCTATGCCCGGCTCGATGACTGGCGCCGGGGGCAGCGATGATTGCCGGGCTCCTAACCGGGATCGCCGCCAGACCATGGATTCGGGCGGCCCTGCGCTACGGCGCCATCGTCCTCGCCTTGCTCCTGTTCCTGCTTTCGCTTCGGCGCTCCGGGGAGCGAGCGGGACGCCTCACCGAACGCCTTGAAACCATGGAGAAGGCCAATGACGTCCAACGTCGGATGCTGGAAGCGGCGGCTCGCCGTCCTCGCGATCGCGACGATCTCGCTGACAGGCTGCGCGACGGTCTCTTCTGACGTCGAGGGCCTGGCGGCGTGCCCACCGGTCGTCGAGTACAGCGAGGACTTCCAGGAATCGGCGGCAGAGGAACTGGTTCTGCTGCCGGAAGGCTCGGCAATCATGGAGATGCTGAGCGACTATGCCGTGATGCGGGAGCAGGCGCGGACGTGCGATGGCCGAGGATCTTCGCTCGCGCCCGGGCTTCACCGGCACCCCACCGTGTCAGGCAGCCTCGTATTTGGTGTACACCTCGGTGCTGCCGTCATGAAGGATGAGGAACACGTCGTAAGCCTCGCGTTCGCTCTCCGGCCCCATGCCGGGGGAACCGTAGGGCATGCCCGGAACGGCCAGACCCACGGCGTTGGGACGCTCGGCCAGCAGCCGCCGGATATCAGCGGCCGGCACATGGCCCTCGATCATGTAGCCCTCGACTTGGCCGGTGTGACAGGAGACCATCTCTTGCGGGATGCCATTGTCGGACTTGTAGCGCATCAGCAGCGTGCCCATGCTCGCCTCGGTCGTGACGGTGAAGCCATCACCCTCCAGGATCTCGATCCAAGTGGAACAGCAGCCGCAATTCGGGTCCTTCAGGACGTGGATCGACGGTCCTCCGGACTGGGCCAGCGAAAGCCGGGGCAGTCCGGCAAGCAGGACGGCGCTGCCGATCAGCAGGCCGCGTCGGGTGAGGGT